GGGGCCGAAATGGTGGACCGCATGGCCATGAGGCGCAACGAATGGCGCGACTGGATGGGCCTTGAGCCGGACGACGAGATGGACGAGCTGCTGGCCCTGGAAAACTACATCCCCGCGAATCGGCTCGGGGATCAGAAGAAACTCACGGGAGGTGAGAGCGAATGAAAAAGCTTGATTTGAAGCGCACAGCCTACGCGCTGGCCAGCGTGGACGGGCAGAGCGCGGAGCTGACCATGTACGGCGATATCTACGAGAGCCGCCCCGTGGACTGGTGGACCGACAAGCCGATCGAGGGTGAGTTCATCCTGCTGGATGACTTCCTGAAAGACCTCAAGGAAATTGAGGGCTGTACCTCCCTTCTGATCCGCATGAACAGCTACGGCGGCGACGCGAATGTCGCCAACACCATCCACAACCGCCTGCGGGAGCTCGCCCGGGGCGGGATGAAGATCACCTGCGTGGTGGACGGCGTGGCCATGAGCGGCGGCAGCCTCATCATGTGCGCGGCGGACACCGTGGAGGTCAATCCCTCCTCGATCATCATGATCCACCGGGCGTGGCGCTCACTGTGGGGCGGCTACAACGCGGACGAGCTGCTGGAGGCCGCGGCGCAGATGGAGGTTTACGACAAAATGCAGGCCTCGATCTATGAACGCAAAACCGGCCTGAGTCAGACTGAGATCCTCGGCATGATGTCCGAGACCACGTACATGACCGGGCGAGAGGCCGTGGAGAAGGGCTTTGCCGACAAGCTGATTGAGGACGCGGAGCCGCTTGCCATCGCCGCGAGCGAGGACGGCCACTGCATCTACATCGGTAGCCGGAAGCTGCACCTTGCCCCCGGCATGACCGCCCCGGCGGCCCTGCAGCGGATGGAAGCCCCGGAAACCTGGCGCGCGAGGATGCGCGACAAACTGAAAGGAGCGAAAAAATGATCAGAGCAAGAGTCCTGGCGAAAGAGATCAAGACCAAGCGCGGCGAGCTGGACGCGCTGGAAGCAAAGGACGCCGATTTCAGGGCCCAGGAGGACGAACTCCTGGCCGATATCGACGCCGCGCAGACCAAGGAAGAGCGCGAGGCCGTGGAGGCCGCTGCCGACGAATACGACAAGGCGCTCGCGGATCACAACGCGGCGAAGGCACAGCTCACGGAGAGCATCGCCGCCCTGGAAAAAGAGCTCGACGAGCTTGAGAAGCCCATGCCCGCCCCGGCCAAGGCCGGCGCGGAGAAACATAACGAAAGGATGATTCCCATGCCCAGCGTGATGACCGACATCCGCAAGCTGCCCATCAACTGCCGCGCCTTCGACACTCTGCCGGAGGCCAGCCAGAAATCCATCATGGCGGACCCTGAGACCCAGAAATTCATTGCGAACGTGCGCGCGCTGCGCACGGTGAACGCGAGCGTCACCGGTGCCGACCTCGCCATCCCGACGAGCATCCTGCCTCTGCTGAACGAGAACCGTTTCCGCTACTCGAAGCTGATGAACCGCGTCCTCGTGCGGACGGTGCGCGGCGAGGTGCACCAGCCGATCGGCGGTCTCGCCCCGGAGGCCGTGTGGGAAGACTGCTGCGATGCTCTCAATGAACTCGACTTTGCCTACAGCATGGTCGCGCTGACCTGCCACAAGGTAGGCGGTTTCGTGCTGATCTGCAACAGCCTGCTGCAGGAGACCGACATCGACCTGCTGGCCGACCTGATCGAGATGATCAGCGAGGCGCTGGGCAAGGCGAAGGACAAGGCGATCCTCTACGGCAAGGGCCCGGCCTACTCCATGCCGAGCGGCATCGTGCCGCGCCTGGCCGAGGAGTCGAAGCCGTCCAACTATCCCGCGAACGCCCCGGCCTGGGTTGACCTGCATGAAAGCCACATCCTCAAAATCAACGGCAACAACCTCGACGGCGCCGCCTTCTGGGCCGCGCTCCGGATCGCAGCCGGCAATACCTTCAACCTCTACGCCCGCGGCGAGTTGAGCTGGGTCATGAACTCCAAAACCTATGCTTACCTGGAGAGCAAGGCCATCGTGGCCACCGCCTCCGGTCAGTGGGTCGCGCTGCTCGGCGGCAGGCTGCCCATCGTCTCTGGTCAGATCGACGTGCTCGAATTTGTGCCGGACGGCGACATCATCGGCGGCTACTTCCAGCTCTATCTGTGGGCGCAGCACGACAGCGCGTTCATCGGCACCGACCGCACGGGCCTGCACCTGCGCGTGAAGGACATGACCCTGGTCTTCGGCCGCGAGCGCGCCGACGGTATGCCTCTCATCCCGGAGGCATTCGTCGCCATGAACATCATGGGCAACGACGTCACCACCGTAATGGAGTTCCCCGCGAACTCCGCGAACGACGCGCAGCTTGAGGATCTCGTGATCGGCGAACTGACGCTGAGCCCGACCTTTGACGCGGGCGTGATGACCTACACCGCGAGCGCGGCCAACGCCGTCGCCTCCGTCAAGGTGGAAGCCACCGCCGCCCAGAACGGCGCGGAGATCGGCATCACTGTCACCGCCGGCACGACCACCAAGAACGTCCGCAACGGCGGCAATGCACCTCTCGCCGAGGGCGCGAACGTGATCGCCGTGACGGTCAAGCAGGGCAACGCGGTCAAGGTCTACACCGTGACCGTGACAAGGGCCGGCGCCTGATAAGAAAACCGCTCCGGGGATCTCTCCCCGGAGCGTGAGCAGAGAAAGGAGATGCCAGAATGGCCGAATATGACTATGAGCAGCTCCTGAAGCTGCTGAAAATCGACCTCGGCATTTCGGCCACGATCTACGACGAGCGGCTCACGGACCGCCTCAAGGTCGCGGTGCAGCGGCTCGAGGCGCTGGGGATCGCGCTCAATGAGAGCGAACAGGACCGGGATCTCGTGCTGATGTACGCGGCGTACCTCTGGCGCTGCCGCGTGACGCAGGCGCCCATGGGGCGGATGCTGCAGCTGGCGATCAACAACCGGCTCTTCGGCCAGACGGCACGGGAGGCGACGACCCCTTCCACCGCTGAAGCGGTTTCCCTCCCCCAGACGCCGCAAGCGGCTGGTGGAGGCGAGAACGGAGGCGAGGGATGAGAGATCTGCTGCATACACCGTGGTCGGACGTGATCACGCTTTTGAGCTTTTCCGACAACCAGGACGCGGAGGGCTACGGCGTGGAGGCCGCGCAGCGGCGCGAGATCATGTGCACCTGGGAAGACGGGGTTTCTCAAAAGGAGTTTTACCTCTCCCAGAAGGAAGGGCTGCAGGCCTCGGCCTCGGCGGAGATCTGGCGGGTAGACTACGAGGGCGAAAAGTTTGCCGAGTTCAACGCCGTCCGCTACCGCGTGATCCGGAGCTTTCCCAGTTCTTTCGATTGCCTGACGCTGATGCTCGCGGAGGTGACGCGATGAGCGTGGACAAGGCCCTGCAGGCAGCGCTCAAGCCCCTGGGGCTGCCGGTGTTCCCGCACAAGTACACCGGGCCGGCGCTCGAGTACCTCGTAACGAGCTGGAACATGGTGCCGGATCTCCATGCCGGGGATCTCTCCCGAGCGGCGCGGTACCTCGTGAACGTGAGCTATTACCTGCCGGACAAGCAGAACCCCCATGAAACGCTGGAGGCGATCTGCCGAGCGCTCGTCGCCGCTGATTTTACGTGTCCGCAGATCATGAATATCGACGACGCCGAACGCCGCTCCGGCGCAGCCTACGGGCAGCACTGGGCCATCGAGTGCGAGTACTGCGACGGGGGGTATTGGGATGGCGAAGCTTGTGATCTCGGGCCTTGAGGAAACGCAGAGGACGCTGCTGGAGATGGCCGACATCCCGGAAGAAGTTGTCAACAAGGCGCTGACCGAGATGGGAAAGATCGGCGTCGACGCTGTGAAGCGCAGCGGCGAGGCCATGGGCATCTATGACGGGGACAGCCGGGTGCACATCCTGGACAAGGTCAAGCTGAAAAAGATCGTGAAAACCCCGGGCGGCGGCTTCACAGAGGTGTACTTTTCCGGCAAGCGCAAGCGCGGAAATACCGTGACCTCCAATGAGCTGATCGCCTTCGAGAACGAATACGGCAACCGGC